ACACTTCTTTTGATTCTTCAATTTTCTCAACGTTTTCCATTATAACCTCGCAATTTATGCACCAACCAAGACCCCAGCCGTTGCGAGGATCGGCCAGAGTCAAGGAAAGTGCTAGTTTACGGCCTTATGCGGCCAATGATTCTACAATGCCAACGCCAGCATCGTTAGTAGTGATCTCAAGAGTAATGTTTGCCCGAGTAATGTCATCAACACCGGCGACAACGTTTTTAAACATCATCACTTTTGCGGCGAAAAAATAACGGTCACCTTTTTGGGTTGTGACCATGAAATAATAATCATCATCACTATCAGAGGCGGTTTTTATTAGGATCTGACCAGCATCGTCGGTGTCAAGGCCAACAGTTAGAGCAATTGAGCCCTCGTTAAATGAGCCTTTTAGCTTTTTAGTCCCACGGGTATCGACCGGGTTAAATGTGACTAAATTGAACTCTCGGCCAAATTCGCCATAATTTTCAATTTCGCCAACTAGCGAAGGCAAAGGTGAAGAAGTAAACAAGGTGTCATATCCAGATTCGTCAAACGTTGCTGGAGCGGATGCAGTAACCCGAAGAGTTGATCCTGCGGAAGTGTAAACAGTCATTTTTTACCCCATAGCTATTAGGTTTCGTACCAAAACATTCTATAATCAAAACGTTGCATAAACAAGCCCGATTCGGAATCTTTTTCCATTGGCCCAGCATCAATTAACCGCATAGAAACAACAAGTTTCCCGGCTATTGTTTGATGGTGCTTAAAATCAAACAATGATCTTAAAACTTCTGCGATCTGCTTTACCCCGCCAATGCTTGTCGCAATTGGGTTAAATTGCATTCTACATTGCGCCAATTCTCGTTCGCCTTGCGCTGCTACAAATGGCTGAGGTGTTGCATCAACCAAATTGTAAACAAGCGCGGGGAACTCAGAGTTTGAAGGCAAATAAGGGGATGCGTAGCGATCCCCAATCACCGCTGAAACCGTTGCATCTTGAAGCCAGGTGGCAATGATGATCTCAGGGTTCATTTAGTCACCTTCTTTGAAAATTCTTTATCAATTCTTTTTCTTATCGTTTTTCCAAATTCTTCTAATGCTTTGGTTACATTCTGATCAAATGCTGGACGCATAAATGGTTGAGGTCTTACCCCAGGGTGAGAAACAGATTCAACAATCACCGAACCAAACCCTAGGGCCCCTCTTTTTTCTGGTTTAATCTTATACTCAGATCGCTTGCTGTCTCCTGAACCTGTGTAATAACTTGCTGTACCGTATTCGATAAAATGAGCGTAATAAACTTTTTTGTTTCCAGCTACAACTTTTGATGTAATTTTACCCTGCCTTTTATCAACCCTACTAGAAACACGAATTGACTTCTTAAGGTCGCCATCATCAACAGGTGCAAGATTTTTTGCCGCATCTCTAATAATTCTGTTTGCCGCATTCAAACCAGCCCTAACAATTTTCCCCTCAACCGCCCCGGTAAGTTTTTTTAACTGTCGGTCAAGTTCAGCAAGTCCCTCAATTTTTACTTCGCTCAAGATTGCACCTCGCTTCCGTCTTTGCAATCAAAAACGATAAATCGGCGCTCTTCTTGCAAGTCTCTTGAACCCAAGATTGATAAATACCTTGTTCCCTCTCTGGCAACGTAAACAATCCGCCAGCCGTCAGAATCTTTGGGTGGGGTTAACTGCTCATAATAACGAACCGCAACCGTCACATCTAAGTTAGCATCAACAACACCTGATCTAAGTTTTTCACGGCCGCCAATGTATTGAATCGAAGCCCAGACCGTGGCTATGTCCGACCATGTTTCAAGCGGTTGGCCGTACACGTCTTTGGTGGTAGTCCTGCTCTGAATTGTTACGCGCTTGTCTAGGCGGCCTATGTTCATACAAATAAACCAATGGTTTTATATTTAAAGACAATCCATAAATAATGAATTCTCGCAAAAAATAAATTTCTATGTGTTGCCTCGCACCGGTTGCAGCATGTGTAACCGATTTTTATCGTTCTTTTCTTCATCAAATCCCCCTGTTTGTCCTGTGCAAATTCAGCAAATCCTCAACGCCATACGGTAACGAGTCCATTTTTTGGCCTACTTGTTGACGGTTTTCGTATAGATGCCCAACCATCAACAAAATGGCGTTCTTGATGCTTTTTGGAAGCGGGAATGTATTTGGGCTTTCACCGTCGGTATATCCAGCAGTAACGGTCAAAGTGGCAACGTTTGGAACGCTTGTTTTAACGCTTGGCCAATCACCGACCGAGTACACACGCGCCGGAGCGCTTGCTGAATCTAATACATAAGCCGAGGACACCAAAGTTTGCTCAGAACCGGCAGAATCAACATACTCAAACAGATCAACGCTTGATACCGGCCACTCCCCTAAGTCAATAAATTTGTCTTTCAAACGGTCAAAATAAATCACCGAAGTTCGATAAGCGATTGAATGCCCCAAGTAGTCCTCACAGAACTGACGAGCCGCCGAAATGTAAAGCGAAATTAAATCATCCTCTGGGTGTGTAGCTGGGCTCCCGAATGTGTCTAACCGCAAATGATCCCTAGCCTCGGCCAGCGTGACTGGCTCGGATGTTGGCTCTGCGCGTTGAATTCTCTTAACCATTTAACCGCCTAAAATGATAGGTCTGAATATCCTCTCGGTACAACTGCTCACCTGTGCTTTGTCTCTCGCATTCAAAGCCAAACAAACGCATAAACCATTTTAAACCATTGTCCGTGAAATACCAACAATGCTCATCTTTGCGAAAATGCTTGCTTCTTAAAATGTGCTCCGCGTTTTCATAAATCGGCATTGAAACAAAAACACTATTTTTGACCCTAGATAAAATTGTCTCTGGGTCATGTATGTGCTCAAGCGAATCCCAGAAAGTCAAATAATCAACAGGCTTAGTGCTCATCAACAGATTGTGCCAACGTTTTTCATTTTTTAGCCAACCAATTGCCTTTGGGTTTATGTCAAACCCCGCGCAATCCATATCCTCGCAAAACCTGCCTCCGCCTATGCCAACATCAACCATTGAACTTGGATCGGTAATTTGAGTAAACTCAATTCTAAAATCAGTCAAATACTCGCCTGACGGGAACTGGTCCATTTCTCTGTATTTTTGCCAGTATTCAACATCGTAAGGTTGTTCTTTTACCGGGAAAAACCCAACCCCAAATTCAGGCAACCAGACAAGCTCATCAAGCTCTGTAGCCAGCTCTCGCAATTTTTCTAAATTCATCAATGTGTTTCTCAAAGTTGGTGATTTTTTTATCGCACTTGTGGTCATGCCGAGAACACATACAAAAATTTTCAGGCATGGCTTTAACAATCATTTTGTCATCAATACGCGGATCAAACAACCTTTCAGGGCAGTTTGATGCCCCCCAGCCTCCAAAAATACACAGCATGGGTAGATTGTAAGCCATGCTCGCCGGTAAAAGCCACCCAACCGAGCCAATAGCTCCAGCGCTTGATTCAAGTAACGCCAAAATATCAGCCAAGCTCAATTCCCCAGCATGGTATTTCTCGTGGGCGAACGGCTCGTCCCCGTCTATCCATTCTTTGCCGTCCTCAAGATCGGCAATTGAAATTATATGAAACTCGTCTTTCAAGGCGTCTACAGCTTGGCATAAGTAAGCCGGATCACAATTCCTAGAACTTGCTGGCCACTCTGCCCTAACTGTGCATGGTCTGACAATAATAGTTTTCTTTTTTTTCAAGCCCAACTTAGGCATTTGCATTGATAAATGTGCATTCTTTACGCTAATTGAACGCTCAAGAGCCTCAATTATCGTTCCTCTTTGGTCATAAAAAAGCCGTTTTTTTATCCCAGACGGTCTAAAATTATCAAAGTTTGATTTTTCAATGTGTTTTTTTTGAGTCCGAAGCGTCGTTTGTGGTTTTAAGCACCGAACAGGCAAATCAGCGTAAATCTCCGACCACGGCGTGTAAAGACTAACTGGTCCAAGCTCTCGGATTATTGCTCGTTGATAAAAGTTATCACCAAGCCCATACATGCCATGAATTATCATTTCAGGGCCTCAATGTTACGGCGCACAAAACAAACCAACGCGGTTTCCCGGCTAAAATTAACCACTTTCACGCCCTCACTAACCAAATCAGACGCCAAAACATCAAAGTTTTTCACCCATTGATTAAACTGAGGGTTCCCGCCTCTGCATTTTGCTGGATGATCACCGTGCCAATGTGAATCACCGCCGGTTGCCTGCATATCAAAACCAAGCAAACCAACCCATTTAGCGCCCCACAGATAAGCCAAATTTAAAGCCTGATAGCCAGAATTGCCGCCCAAATGCATTACCTCGCGCCCTAATCCCGGCTTGCTGAAACCTTGAACTCTAATTCCGCCAATCTCATGAGCCCTGCTACTGTAAGAAACTCGAACGGCTTTACATGTTTTGTTTATTTCGTTTAAATAAACTTGCCACCAAGGGAAATCGCAGGCATAAAGAACATCACACCACGGGGCCAGCCTGAACGATGTATTGATGGCAATTACTGCTCTTTCTTTCGGGTTTTCTTCTCGCCACTTTTTGATTCTTTCGCAATCTCTTTCTGTGAGGCTGGGGCCACTTGCGATGATAAACCATTCTCGCTTACCCCAACCGTAAAATCATTTGGAATAACCTTTGTTTGGCGTGGTTTTCCTAAAATTTCAACTAAACCTGCGTTTTGCAACTGTTTTGCTAACCAATCATCAATTGGGCGCTCTTCGCCAGATGAGAAATTTCCGGCATTTATACTTGAAAAATCTTTTAGTGCTTTAACTTGGATTTTCATATTAACTCGCAAAAAAAATGGGGAGCCTCGCAACTCCCCGGTTCATTAAGCTGGCAATGTACCGTACTGGATGGCAGCAGGGCGGTAGAATTCAGCAGCCGCTCTCAACTCACCGCGAACCGTGATTAGGTTCTTGGTTACGTTGTCAGCATCTTGCTCAAACATCTCAACAACAACATCAGAGCGCGGGCGTAATGCCATTGCATCAGACGCAGCACAAATCAATGTGCCCTCTGGAACCGCGTTTGAAGCGACCACAGGAAGTCCCCAAAGAATCGGAACCAAGCCATTAGCAAGGTAGCTAACCGCGCCCTCTTGGCCAACATAAGAGGCATCACCTGTGCCTTTCTTGATCAACTCAATGGCCGACCAATCAGCTGGATTGATCATGTAAACGCTCGGCATGTAATCGGCAGCAATTACCGCATATTTCAAACGGTTTGCAAAGTCGATTTTATTGTCGCCAGTCAAAGCTGTGTACTCAGTTGAGTTGCCAGTATCCAGCAATCCAGACATTTGAGAAGAAGCCGCCAAGCCGTTGATGAATCGAGTTTGAAGGATGTTTTGAACACCGTGTCTCAAACGACGGTCAATGTAACCCTCAAGTGCTGGCTGGTCGTCTATAACCTGCTTTGACAAGCGAATGAAGTGAGCAATCGTTTTCACGTTTGCTGTTTTCAGCTCAAAGGTCAAATCGCTTTCTGGCTTTGATGCACCTTCAGCCGTTTCAGACGCATTGTTGGTAAATACGTTTTCGCGCACATACTCAGTAGCGTTTGATGTAGTTGGAATACGGTTAACAAAGTCCAGAATAGTCAACGGGCGGAAAGCGCCGCCAACGATACCAGGCAAACGATCAGCTTGAACCAATACACCATCTGGTGCCTGTGGTGAACCACTCTCGCCCAAAATTGTGTTTTTGGTTTCTAATCGAATTTTGTTTGTGCGTCCGTCCTTGAAGTCTTTAAATTGAGCAGACTTTACAAATTCCTGACCCAATGTGTCGTTGACTTCCTGTTTGGCCAACTTAAAACCTTTTTGCGCCAACTCTTGAAACTCAGTTTGTAAATCGTTGTGCTTTTCTAGCAAGCCTTTTAGCTCTTGCTTAAGATCGGTAGATGCCTTCTCGCTATTTTCCGCAAGCGATTTATATTGCTCAAGTTTCTCATCAACTCTTTGAGTTACCGCTTGCAAGCCCTTTTCAACTTTTTGAATGATTTCGGTTTCCATTTTAATTCCCTTAGATGCTGAAATTTTTAAATAAATCCTCAAGATTGTTTACAATCTGCTCTTCTTTCTCAGCATCACGCCGAGTAATGGCCTTAATCTGAGCAACTATTGCCTTTGATTCCGACCTACTGAAACGCCCAGCATCACGCAGGACTGATTCAATATCTTTCAAATTAACGCAGTCGTCAAGCCTTGATTTCACATCACCAACCAACGCCATTGCATCGGCGGGTTCTTCTACGACGCTAATTTCAATAAGTTCAATCTTGGTTAACAGCGTTCGGCCTTCTTCAAGTTCTTCATAACCTCGGACATAATAACCGATTGACATTCCATCAATCGCGCCATGCTTTAAGCTTGCGTAGACGTCTCTTGCTAAACTGTGCCCAGGCGTTAACTCGCCCTCAACATATAAACCGCGCTCATCAACTTTAATTTTTGTCCACTTGCCAATAACTGAGCCGTAGTGATTCCAGCGCATACGGATAGGGCGCTCTCGGTTTTTTAATGTTTCGTCATAAGCTTTTGGGTCAATCGTATCGCCATAGGCGTCAATTCCACCAAAAACAGAGGCATAGCCAGAAAACCTCATTGCGCCATCCTCTGCCGCCTTAATCTTGCACTCACTTAACGTTAGTGTTTTAACTTTTAATTCATCGTCCATCATTAACCCCTGTGCTTGGTCTGCCCATGACGCTATCTAACGGCACCATTGTACCATTAACTAATAATTGATCTCCACCTGTTTTAGGCTCCCATCCCTCAAGCTTTCTTGCTTCGTTTGGTGTAATAACGCCAGCCTGAATCCCTTTACCATATCCATCAAATCGGCTCGCCTGATCCATCCTCAACAAAGCGTCAAAATCAAACTCAACCGACCATTTTTGAGAATCAGAGGCGCTCATTAGATTAGCCCGAATACCCGCCTCAAATCGCTCTAAATAAGGACGCAAATTCAGCTTGTAAAAACCTTCAATAATCTGCTGAACGCCGCTGCCCCAAGTGGTTGAACCCGCCGTGTCGTTAATCAAAACAGAAGGAACACCCAAAAATCGAGCCGCGTCCTCAAGCTGAAACCGGCGAGATTCAAGCAGTTCAATGTCTCCCGGCGTCATGCTGATTGGCGAATACTTCATTCCGCCCTCAAGTACAAACAAGTTATCGTCATTGCCCTCTGCAAGCTCTGACATACTTTCCCTAATTTTACCTCTCTGCTCTTTGTTTAAAACCTTGTCAATGGTCAAAACGCCAGTAGGCTTACCGCCATTTTTATAAACGGACCCGATCCGATTTTCTGCGGCAATCGAAATCCCCAGCGAATTAGCCGCATGACTTAGCGGGGACAAGCCAATAATTCCATTTCCAAAAATTTTCGTATGCCAAACCGACTCAGAAGAAAAAACTTTGGCCCCGTTTTGGGTTAAATACTTGTGAATAATCTCGCCGTCACTCAGCAATTCGGTTTGAGTCTGGGCGGACATCAACGGCAACAACGAAATAATACGGCCTGTAGACTCCATACGCTCAACCGAAGAATAGCAATTGCCATCCGTCACCAGGTTAAGCATGAGCGTTTCCCAAAACTCGACCTTTGTTTGGTAGCGGTTTGGCTTAACGTTGAGCAAATACCAAAGGGGGTGGCTTTTGTCTGGGGTCTTTTTGTCGCCGTCGATGCGATAAAAATTGATTGGTAAGCAAGCAACCGTTTCAGCCAGCAACCTACAACCAGCCCACCAAGCAGATACACTAAGGGCTGTGTCAAAATTTACATTAGCTGCTGGAATTGATGGCTCTGACCGCCGGTAAGACATCTGAAGCCCTGGCCGTTGCGTCAAGCCCTGCGAGCTACCAAAAAAAGATAAAAAATTCCGCAGGATAGCCAAGATTACCTCATTTTAATGGGGTTCATTATAAAGTCATCTATACCAGATTTAGACTCTGGGTTCAATGATAACAGAGATACCGCATTAAACAAAGCAATCAGCGGGTCAATTTTTGCTGACCCGCTTTGTTGTTTGGTAATGCTTTTTGCATTTCCTACCTGCTTAACCTTCGCATTTCCAACGCACCAATTCATGAGCTTTAAGCCGCTGTGCCTTATTTTTTTAGCTTGCAGTTTTCTTTCTGTGGTCATAATCGCGCCGTTCATTTTCCAGCCCTGAGACACCCCTAAAATCAAATCTTCGGGAATGCCTTGCGCTTCGATCGCTTCGATAATACCACCAAGGCCGTGCGGGTCTACCCCAATACGATCAAGCAATCCAGAGTCATAACACTTTTTTACTATATCGGCCACCTGGTTTACATCCTCTCCGGCGGTTTCCATAATCGTCAAACTACCCTCTTGCTCAAAATCCTCAAAACGACTTGCCTCTTTTTTCCTAAGCTCTAAAACTGAGGTATGAATCCAAGCGTGCTCCCACGTCATCCATTCATCATCGGTACCAACAATTCGACCTGCTACACAAAACCCAAGCATATCGTCAAGACCACCGCCGTCAATTCCAATTTCTATTACTTCACACCGCTTAATTAAATCATCCAACCCGAACGGCTCAACAAAACATTGCTCCCAATGGTCTGCACCCTTCCATCGGTCTGAGCGCAAATTTACGCCTACTTCGACGTTCAAATGTTTTGCGCAAAACCTTTGTAAACTCTCCTGACCTTCTGCCTCGGCTTTTTTGTATTCTCGCCTTAAATAATTCTCATCGACCGAATAGCCAAGATTAGGATTAACAAAATAAAAATTTTCAGGATCACGAAAACTTTCATTATCAATCATGTTTTCCGGATACTCATAAATTATCGGCACAAACTCAGGGTCTATAATTTTTCCATCCCTGACGTCTCGTGCGTATTGCAATTTCTCACGAAATACACCAGTTGGAGGCTGATCGCTTTGCGTGGTCAGCCAAATAATAAAACCCTCTGGTCTTGCCGCTAAACCTCCTTGAGCCTCGGTGAACATCGAACCCGCCCCTGACATCTGGCCGAACAAATGCAACTCATCAACCAACAATCCAACCGACTTTGAGCCGCCAACCGTGTTGGATTCAGCCGCCAAAACTCGCAATTCAGCCTCATTGCCTCTATGCCGGATGGTTTTAACATGCTCTTGGATGTGCATCAAATCAACCAGCTCATCATCATGGCGAACCATGTCGCGAGCCGGAGTAAACGCATTTTTTGCAACGGTCACAGTCGGCGCAATAATCGTGAACTCAGCAGAGTTACGCCAGTTTAAAATCTGAGCCGTGAGCATCACCGCCGCCGCAATGGTGCTTTTCGAATTCTTTTTCGGGATCAGTACAAACCATTCTTTGATCAACCTTCTGCCAGTCTCTGGATCGTATGCGCCAAAAACCGATGCCACAAAATCCAAAACCCATTGAGCACACGACTCATCAATTGTAGGTGAACCTGGCGCGTCTACAATTTTCAGTTGACGCAGAACCGACAGCGCAGCCTCTGCTTGATCAGGAAACAAAGGAGGCGGGATAATCGAGCGCCCGTCTTTAAGCCGCTCAACCCAATCCAGGCACGAGGTACTGGGTGGGGTCACTTACCACCACTCACTAATTTTGGTGGCTGTGGTGTAGCGAACTTAGACGCCGCCTGTTTTGCCTTTTTCTCGCGCTCTTCTTTTTTACCGGTTTCGCCAAGACGACGGGCTTGATAAGGAAGTAGCTGCCGCGCCGCGTCCATCCTGATCCTCAAATCAACGTCATTGTTTTTCATAAGTTGGCGAAAAAAATAAATCGACTCAGGCTCATCCTTTGCGCAATCCGTATCAATATTCGCTGTTTTAATTTCTGCTTTTTGGGGCGGCCCCTCCGCTACTTTTGGGGGCCTTCCCGCTCCTTCCCTATATCCACCTCTTGCCATCTTAAACTCCTTTTGATTTATTTAATCTTAGTGTACCCCAAATCAAACGAAATCAAAACTTTTCTAAAAGTCAAGCCTAGCGTGCATTTCAAAAAATCGGATTTTTTTCCACAAATGGG